ACTACTGGTAGCTCTGCTAACTTGGTGCCAACTGTTGCTGGTAATACTAGTATTACGATTACATTTGAAGATCCATACAGACTTCACACTAATTATAGCACAACAACTCTTCAGCGTTATTGGGAATTCTTCAACGTTGTTGACGTTGCTCCTGGTCAGTCAGACTATGTTCTAACTTCTGGTAATACTGCAGCTAACGACGAATTGCACGTTGTAGTTGTTGATGACGGTGGTCAGTTCAGCGGAACTCCAGGCACTGTGCTTGAAGTTTATAAGGGTCTTTCTCGCGCGACAGACGCTAAGAACAATGATGGTTCTGCTAACTACTATAAAGAAATCATCAACCAAAATTCTAATTACATTTGGTGGGCTAACGACCGTTCAAATGCTGCATCAGCTAACGCTGCTCTCGTAGCATCTTCAACTAACGAAGCTCCATTAAATGTTTCTATGGTGTTTGGTTCTGACGGTCTCGACGAATCAACAGTTTCGCTTTCAACTATCGGTTCAGCATACGACTTATTCACTTCTCCTGAAGACGTAGATATTTCTCTTGTTCTACAGGGTCGTCCAATCGGTGGTACTACTGTTGTTGATGGTGTAACTGTACAAAACTTCCAGCTCGCAAACTATATCATTGATAATATTTGCGAAGTTCGTAAAGATTGTATCGCTCTTATTTCACCAGAAAAGAATACAACTCTCAATAACTTCGGCGACGAAGCATTGACATTGAAGGCTTGGAGAGGAGCTGCTCGCTCTTCATCTTACGCTGTCCTTGACTCTGGTTATAAGTATCAGTACGACCGTTATAATGACTTGTATCGTTGGATCCCATTGAACGGCGACGTTGGTGGTCTATGTGTACGCACAGACAATACTAACGACGCTTGGTGGTCGCCAGCTGGTTTCAACCGTGGTCAGATTAAGAATATCGTTAAGCTTGCTTGGAACCCACGTAAGGCTGATCGCGATATCCTTTACAGCAACGGTATTAACCCAGTTGTTACATTCCCAGGCCAGGGTACTGTTCTTTATGGCGATAAGACACTTCTTGCCAAACCATCAGCATTCGACCGTATCAATGTTCGTAGATTGTTCATTGTTCTTGAAAAGGCGATTTCACAGGCTGCTAAGTACTCACTATTCGAGTTCAATGATGCCTTCACTCGTTCACAGTTCAAGAACCTTGTAACTCCTTATCTTCGTCAAGTACAGGGTCGTCGTGGTATCACTGACTTTTTGGTAGTTTGCGACGATAGCAACAATACTGCTCAGATCATTGATACTAACCAGTTTGTTGGCGATATCTATATCAAGCCTGCAAGAAGCATCAACTTTATTCAGTTGAACTTTGTGGCTGTTGGAACTGGCGTTCAATTCTCCGAAGTTGTCGGCAAGTTCTAATAAATAGATAAAAGCTCAAAGGGAGTAAAAAAGATGCCTTTTAACATTAATACCTTCAAACAGCGTGGTCTGGTATACGGTGGTGCCAGACCATCACTTTTCAACGTATTCCTATCAGTCCCTCAGGGTATTGGTATCGATAACGTTTCTGCTGACAAGTTCCGCTTTGTATGTCGCACTGCGGAGCTTCCTGCCTCAGACGTAGGGTCTTTTGACATTCCTTACTTCGGTCGTAAAGTCAAGTTGGCGGGCGATCGTACCTTTACTGATTGGTCAGTAACTGTAATGAACGACGAAGATTTTGCTGTGCGTTCTATGTTTGAAACTTGGTCAAACGCAATGAACCGTTTGGTTTCTAACGTTCGCGATCCAGTTATCAACGCTGAACAGTATAAGGCAGATTTGGAAGTAATTCAGTACAGCAAAGACGGTGGTGAGATTAGGTCTTATAACATCGTTGGTGCATTCCCAACTCAAATTGGTTCTATCAACCTAGATTGGGACTCAGGTAACAGTGTTGAAACTTTCACTGTTAACTTTGCCTACGATTATTGGATTCCAGGAACAGAAACTTCTGACAAGAGAGCTGGCGGTACTAACGTATACGGCGCGGCTGCTCAGCAGGATGGTATTTCTGGTCCAGGCTAATAAATAAACATAGTTATGTTTTAAGGGGGGAGTTAACACTCCCTCCAATTTGGAGATTTAGATGGCAGAATTATTCGGTTTCGAATTCAAAAGAAAAAAGACAGTTGAACAAACTGTTGACTCTTTCGCACCAAAAGAGTCAGATGATGGCGCTCTCGTCGTTGCGGCGGGTGGCGCTTTTGGCACTTATGTAGATTTAGATGGTACTGTTCGAACAGAAGCCGAATTAGTAACAAAATATCGTGAAATGTCTTTACACCCAGAGTGTGATGCAGCTGTCGATGAAATTGTTAACGAGTCTATTTCTATAGACGAAGAAAAAATAGTTAGTATTAATTTAGAAAACGCTCCTGTTTCAGAAAATGTTAAAAGAGTTATTAGAGAAGAATTCGACAACTGTTTAAAAATTTTAGAATTTAACAAATACGCTTACGATATCTATCGTCGTTGGTATGTAGACGGTAGACTTTACTATCACGTTGTAGTAGACGAAAAAGATCCCAAATATGGTATCAAAGAACTTCGTTACGTGGACCCTCGTAAAATTCGTAAAGTTAGAGAAGTTTCTAAGAAAAAAATTCAATCTGGTAATCCAGGAGATGCAGTAATCAGCAAAACTGTAAACGAATACTTTATTTTTAATGATAAAGGTTTCAATTACGGTAATAAGGCTGTTGGCCCTTCGACTACAGGTCTTAAAATAGCTAAAGATTCAGTTTTACATATCGTTTCAGGTTTGACTGATAACCAAGGCACAATGGTTCTTTCTTACCTACACAAAGCAATCAAGGCTCTTAACCAGCTGCGTACACTTGAAGACGCATTGGTTATCTATCGTTTAGCTCGTGCACCAGAACGTCGTATTTGGTATATCGACGTTGGTAACTTGCCTAAGATGAAAGCCGAACAGTATGTGCGAGATATTATGGTTAAGCATAAAAATCGCTTAATTTATGACGCACAGTCTGGAGAAATTCGAGATGATCGTAAGTTTATGACTATGTTGGAAGACTATTGGCTTCCACGCCGTGAGGGCGGCAGAGGTACGGAGGTTACTACCCTGCCTGGCGGTCAAACACTCGGTCAAATGGATGACGTTCTCTACTTCCAGAAGAAATTTCTTCAGACACTTAACGTTCCTATCAGTCGTCTTAATTCAGACGCTGTGTTCTCGGTAGGTCGCGCGACAGAAATTACTAGAGACGAGCTAAAGTTTGCTCGTTTCATTATTCGTTTGCGCCAACGTTTTTCTTTACTTTTTACTAAGTTATTGGAAAAACAGCTAGTTCTTAAAGGTATTATGACGGTTGAAGATTTCAATCAATTAGCTCATTACCTCAAGTATGATTTTTCGAAAGATAATTATTTTACAGAACTTAAAAATAATGAAATTGCTGAGGGCAGACTTAACTTGGCTGGGATGTTTCAGTCGTTTACAGGTAAGTACTACTCACATGAATGGATTCGTAAAAATATTCTTCATCAAACTCCAGAAGATATTGCAGCTGTTGATCAACAAATCGCCGCCGAAACCCAATCACAAGATCCTCGTTGGATTAACCCTTCTATCATTGCCAATCAGCAAGCTGAACAGCAACTAGAAATAGGTAATCAACAAGTTCAAGCTGGGCAGCAAATGCAGCAACAGCAACAAGAGGCTCAAGGCGGTCAGCAACCTTCAGGAGATTCTGACCAGCAAAAGATGGAAGAAGTTCGTCAAGCTATGATAACTGTAGATCAAATGAAGCGAAAGAAAGGCAATCGTTCTATGCAAGACGAGGCTAAGTATAAAGCTGCAGTTCAAATCGTAGCTAAAAATAGAGACCTGTTGGCACAAATGGGCATGCCCCAGTCTGCCGCGCAATAATAGGGGTGTGAAATGTCAGATAATAAATATGAAATACAAGATTTAATTAATTCTTCAGTAGAGCAAAAACCAGTAGATTTTAACGATATTTTTGGTAGTCTTATGGTTGATAGGTTAAATGCAGCTATAGACAATAAGAAAATGGAAATTGCTAAATCTATGTTTGATGCACCTGAAGAAGATTTTGAGTCTGACGAAGAGGAATATTCAGAACTTAATTCAGAGGAAGAAATAGATGGCGAAACCGCTTAGACAAATCGTTACTCCAGGTCAGACTTCTGTTTCTGGCGTAGTTAAAGACGCCAAGCTTGATGGTGTTAAATCTTCAACAACTTCAGACTTAACTTTGGGAAAAAATCCAGGAGTTGATTACGACCCAAAGGCTAAATCCGAAAGGGATTTTGTTGCAAAACACAAAGTCGAAAAACACGCAGACCGCGTAGGTAATAAAGAAGCCCCTTATGAGGGCAACCCAAAGCAGTACGTTTTAAATTCTAAAAAAGAAAAACGTCATGGCAACATGCTTGGTCAAGCTGAAAAAGTTTATGAAGGTAGGGGTATGAAGTGCGAAAGTTGCGGCTCTATGTATGAAGGCGAGTCATGCGGCTGTGGCAATAGTGATATGGAAACTAAAAAGGGCAAGAAACTTTTACTTGGCGGGAAAAAGCTCCAGGAAGTTTTGAGAGTTAATGAAGGCGCTAAAGTCGACCGTATGGCAAAACATATTGAATCAAGCGAAAAAGCTTCTGGTGTTCCAGCTAAAAAGGCTAAAGAAATTGCTTGGGCTACTTTAAACAAACGTGGTTATTTAGACAATAAGAATAAAAAGGTTCAAGAAGATTTGGCTATGCCTATGCTTGAAGATGGTCCTAAAAAGAAAAAGGGCAAAACTCAAAAAGAGTCAGCTCCAGCCGATACACCTATAACTTTCCCTTCTGGTAACGTTGGCGATACTGGGAGAGTTTAATGATTTATAAGTTTAGTAATAACGAAATTTCAATTGCAACAGCTAATACAGTATACGATCAACCTTTGATTCGTTTGGTTAATTCTGGGACAGGTGTTGCTAACGTGACCATTTCAGTTAACTCAACAGTTAATGTCGTATCATTCACTATTTTAGCTAACAGCGAAATGATAATTGAAAAGGTTGCATCACATAGAGTTCAAGCGACAGGTATTGTTGCTTCTCCAGTAGCATATAGGTACTAAAATGAAATTATTTTCAGAACTACTAGAAAACGTAGAATATATTACTGAAGCAAAAGAAAACGGTAAAAAAGAACATTTTATCGAAGGTGTTTTTCTTCAGGCAGATATTCAAAATCGTAACGGTAGAATTTATCCTATTAATGTTATGGAAAAAGAAGTTAATAGATACGTAGCAGAAGTTATCAAAGCTAATAGAGCATATGGCGAGCTAGGACATCCTTCTGGACCTTCTATTAACTTAGATCGCGTTTCACATATTATTACTGAATTGCGTAAAGAAGGTAAAAATTTTATCGGTAAGGCAAAACTTACAGAAACACCGATGGGTAATATCGCCAAAGGTCTTTTAGAATCTGGTGCTAACCTTGGTGTTTCTAGTCGCGGCATGGGCTCTTTAAAAGAGTCCAACGGTGTTATGGTTGTTCAGTCTGACTATAAAATTGCAACAGCCGCTGACATTGTTGCTGATCCTTCAGCTCCAAATGCTTTTGTTAAAGGTATTATGGAAAATGTAGAGTGGATTTACGATCCAGTTAAAGGTACTTGGATGGAAGAAAAGCTCCACGAAACCAAAAAGCATATGCACAATATGTCTTTGAGACAATTAGAAGAAAAAAGACTAGCTATTTTTGAGGATTTTATTACCTCTTTAGCAGTAAAAAACAAGTAATTATAAATAATATAAAATTCCAAAAAGGAGACTTTTCTAATGGCTGATAAAGAAATCAATACAGACCTTGAAGAAATCTTCAAAGCTAATCTAGAAGAAGCTAAGAAGAAGGATAAGGAAGAAGATCATGATGACGAAGGTCATGATGAAGAAGAGGAAGAGGAAGAGGAAGAAGATGAAAAGTCTTCTAAGTCTAAAAAGAAAATGACTGAAGAAACAATGGCTGCTAAAACTCTTCACCCAGCTGCAAAGGCTGTTTCTGATCCTAAATCAAAAATCGGCATGATAACATCAGCCATGAGTATCATGGGCGGTATGACTAAGGACGATCTTAACGGTTTCTATAAGTCTTTGGCTCAGTTTGCTGCAGGTAAAGATTATGGCGTTGGTGACAATTCAGCTAAGAATTCAGAAACTATCGATATGAAAACTGGTAAAGGTCCAAAAACAAAGTATCCAATGCCAAAGCTTGGTATTAAGGAAGACGTTGAAGAAATGTTCAACGGTTATGACCTTTCAGAAGAATTTAAAGAAAATGTTTCAACTATTTTCGAAGCTGCAGTTAGTGCAAGAATTATTGCTGAAACTGTTCGCCTTGAAGAAGAGTTTGAAGCTAGAGTTACAGAAGAACTTGCTACTTTCAACGAGGAAATCACAAATAAGCTTGACACTTACCTCGACTATGTCGTTGAACAGTGGATGAAAGACAACGAAGTAGCTATCGAATCAACCCTCCGTAATGAACTCATGGAAGAGTTTATGGATGGTTTGAGAAACCTATTTTCAGAGCATTATATTAATGTTCCAGAGACTAAGGTTGACGTACTAGAAGCACTTGCTGAAAAGGTAAGTGATCTTGAAGTAAAACTAGACGAAACAATTTCTGAAAACGTAGAGCTTAAGAGCTTTATAGTTGATAATCAGAGAGCAGAAATTCTTGAAGGCATTTCTGCTGACCTAGCACTAACACAGCAGGAAAAGTTTGCTGCTCTTGCTGAGGGTATTGAGTTCGACGGCGATCTTGAAACTTACGAAAAGAAGCTAAAGATCATCAAGGAAAACTACTTCAAGACTGAAACTACTTCATATTCTTCAAATATCGAAGAAGAAACTTTCGAAGGCGAAGTTACACATAATACTGTAAACGTTGATCCAAGCGTTAACCGTTATGTGCAAGCTATCGCAAGAACAGTTAAGAAATAATTTTTTATAAATAAATTGAAATAAACCTTTTAAAAGGAAACGAAAGGAAAACAAATGTATCTAGCTGAGGAAATCCAAAATAAGTGGGCTCCAGTTCTTGACCATGACGCTCTTGGCGTTATCAAGGACCAGCACCGCCGTTCCGTTACTGCAATGATGCTCGAGAATACTGAAAAGTCTCTCGTTGAATCAGCTGCACACGGTTCATATCAGACTCTTACAGAAACTTCTTCTGTAATTCCTGCCAACTTCATGGGCGCATCAAGCTCAACTGCTGGTTCAGGTGGTATCGATACTTTCGATCCAGTCCTTATCTCTCTCGTACGTCGTGCAATGCCTAACCTTATTGCTTACGACATTTGCGGCGTTCAGCCAATGACTGGTCCAACTGGTCTTATTTTCGCAATGCGTTCACGTTACAGCAATCAGGCTGGCGATGAAACATTCTACAACGAAGTTAATACTTCATTCTCGTCAGTTGTTTCTGGCGCTAACACCTTCGGTCAGAAGTTTGTTGGTACTATCCCAGGCGCAACTAACACTTCACCTCTTACTGCAGTTAATACATACAACACTGGTTCAGGTATGTCAACTGCTCAGTCAGAAGCTCTTGGTACTGATTCCAATACTGCTTTCGCACAGATGGCATTCAGCATTGAGAAGGTTACTGTAACTGCTAAGTCACGTGCGCTCAAGGCTGAGTACACTATGGAATTGGCACAGGACCTAAAGGCTATTCATGGTCTTGACGCTGAAACTGAGCTTGCTAACATTCTTTCAGCTGAAATTCTTGCTGAAATTAACCGTGAAGTTGTACGTACTATCAACATCACTGCTGTTGCAGGCGCTCAGGACAACACAACTACTGCTGGCGTATTCGACCTTGACACTGACTCAAACGGTCGTTGGTCAGTTGAAAAGTTCAAGGGCTTGATGTTCCAGCTCGAGCGCGAAGCTAACCAGATTGCTAAGCAGACTCGTCGTGGTAAGGGTAACATCGTTATCTGTTCTTCAGACGTTGCGTCTGCTCTTCAGATGGCTGGTGTTCTTGATTACACTCCTGCTCTTAACTCAAACAACCTCCAGGTTGACGATACTGGTAACACTTTCGCTGGTGTTCTCAATGGTCGCCTCAAGGTTTACATTGACCCATATTCAATCGGTGGTAACTACCTCACTGTTGGTTATAAGGGTTCTTCAGCGTTCGACGCTGGCTTGTTCTACTGCCCATACGTTCCTCTTCAGATGGTTCGTGCAGTTGACCAGTCAAGCTTCCAGCCTAAGATTGGCTTCAAGACTCGTTACGGCATGGTTGCAAACCCATTCGCTGAAGGTCTTACAGCTGGTTCAGGTGCGTTGACTATCAACACCAACAAATACTATCGCCGTGTTATCGTAAACAACCTAATGTAATATTAGGAAGAAGACGGTTTCAAGCCGCAAACTTCAAGAGGGGTCTTCGGATCCCTCTTTTTTTATATAAATATTTTACGTAATGGAGAAATTAAATGTCAGCTATTGATAACACGCCAACAAATAAAAACTTTCTTTCGCCTCTGAACTTTAAGTTTCAGATTAAGAAAGCTCCTCACGTTAATTTCTTTATACAAAAAGTTAACATTCCTGAAATTTCTATCAGAAATATACCTACAAATAATCCTTTCGTTAATATACCTCAGTCTGGCGAACATATAGATTATGGCGCTTTGAATATTACTTTCAAAGTCGATGAAGATTTACAGAACTACCTAGAAATTCATAACTGGTTGTTAGGTCTTGGTAAACCTGTAGATTTTGAACAGTATAGAGATTTGGAACAAAAACCTATCTACACTGGGGATGGTTTAACTTCTGATATTGCAGTTATGATATTATCTAGTACAAAGTTACCTAATTATGAAGTAACGTATTTGGATGCTTTCCCTGTATCATTATCTGGTCTAAGTTTCAATACAAATGATACAGATGTTAACTA